CCTTGTTTCTGTCTTAACAATAAATCCATATGTGAGAATACTCTTATGTCTAATATTTCTTCTACAACCTCTCGTCTATATCTAGCACGTAAATGCATAAATGGTTCATAACTTGTTGATCCAAGGATGACCACCTGGCAGAAAGCCCGATAGTTGCATTTTAAAATGTTTTGTTCTAACATATTTTGATAGTCTATATTAGAGGCGTCTTGGTTTAATAATACATCATTACAATAGACTTCAAATTTATTAGGTTTAATACCTCTTATAACTTTATACTTTTTATTAGACGTTTCAAATTCTACTTCTATCTCACAATCGTTTTGATTGATTGTATTTACAAGTTGTTCTTTCTTTATATCTCTAAAGGCACGATTAAATAAACTAAAACATAATGCGTCAAGCATTGTTGATTTACCTGCACCGTTTGTACCTATAATTAGTGTAGATGGTGCTTTTGCTAAATCTACTTCTATAAATTGATTACCTGTAGATAGAAAATTACGCCATCTTAATTTTTTAAAATATATCATGCTTTATTATCACTTGCCTCAATGTAAATACTTTTTAGGTATTCTTTTAATTTTGTTTTACTTACATCTGTTTCTAACTGATCAATATAATTATTTAGGAATGTAACTGTATCTTCGCCCATTTCTAATATGTCTTCTCTCACGCTAGCTTTAATATCTGAATAGTCCTCTATAATATTCAAATCATGTACCGTTATCTCATTATACAATCTTTCCAGAAATTTGTCAAATACCTCGTTATTAGTCTTATTTAATACTATTAATTTAATGAAGTGATTATTGTAAGGTTGTATATCAAAGTTAGTATAATCTTTCTTTTTATCATCATAGATTATCTTTTTGTGTATGGTAAGTGGATTAGATATTCTCGTCATCTCTCTGGTTTCTGTATCAAAAACATGAAACGCTTTTGGGTCTTGGTAGTCTGACCATGTCATCTCGTATTGAGCGCCACAATAGAATATTTGACCATCATCTGTATGTTTGTGAAAGTGACCTGAAACTACTCTATCAAATCTTTGAAAATCTGACTTTGCTAAACCATGTTCGTTAATTACACCATTTTGCATTTCAATACCTTTAATTTCTAAATGACCAAAACATAAATCTGCTTTAGCTGTTCTTAACATTTCCATAGAGTGATCATAGTTATCGTCACAAATCCAAGGTGTAAATAAAATAGGTGTGCCATCAAAATCTACAACGGTTGATTTAGTATATATCCACGGTTCGTTTCTTTTGTCAAATGATGAGTATAAGTTTTCTATAGCATTTACATCATTAGTATTTTTGAAATAGGTATCATGGTTACCTATAATAATGTGTGTATCAATTTGATCTTCATATAATCTATCCCAAAATTGTTTTCTAAAAATAGAAGCAGTTTGAAAGTTAATAAACTTTCTTCTATCAACAACATCACCTAAATGAACCAATGTTTTAATATTATGTTCTTCTAGGTATGGAAAAAAGATTTCATTGTAAAATCTTAATTGATAATTTCTAAAGGCTTCGCTATCATTTCTGACGCCAAAATGGGTATCATTCAGCAGGGCTATTTTCATTATATATCTAATACAGAGCTATAAGTTCTTTTTTTTCTTTTCTTTACTTTGATCTCGTTAGCTTTTGGTTGTTCTTCAGTTGATGGTTTGTTTTTTCTTAAAAATTCTAAAAACTGATTCTTATAATCATTGTTTGTATCACCAGGTAACGTAGCAAATTCATCTATGTTTGCCTGTTCAATCATTCTATATTTTATATTGTTTTGTTTTTTTTCTTTTTGTATTCTTCTTATAAAAGCATAGTAAATGATTTGTGTAAAATACGCAAATGGGTTATTAGATTTTGCAGGATTAAAGTTATCCAAGTATTGTAAACAGTTTTCTATACCATCAGAAATCATATCATCTCTAAATGTATAGTTTATAAAATTTGGTCTATAAGATAAGTGATTTGCAATCTTTAAAAAACATTCACCAATGTAATTTGTAACTAGTGGTTTCTTTCGTTTTCTCTTTTCTGCCTTTTCACATTTATCCTTATATTCAATCATCGCCTGTAGAAAAACTTTATTATCTACATAATGTTCTGATTTTTTTCTTGTTCTAGTCATAATTTTATTATATCACATTCTTTGTTATTGTCAAGGACCTACGGTCAAATTAACCAGTTATAAATGGCTCTTAATGCAAGAAACAAATACATAAGTTCCATCAATGCTCTAGGTATATCTTTGTCTTTTACGCCCATATATATCCAAATACTACAGGATAGTGTTGCAATTGCCCATCCGACCCATTGAGTGTCAGGATTTGCATTAGAAAGTATGTAAGCACCTGTCATGGCGAGTACAAACCCTAACCATCTCATTCCATCTAATCTTTTGTAAAATCTAATTTTCATTGGTGCTTGACATAATCTAATTCTTTGTTATAATACCCATGTGGGTTGTTACCGAGAATACCTAGCTACCTTACTAGTGAATCTTTTTAGATGGCATTTTAAGTAAATCAGCAACTTCTTTAATATCTCTTTTATCTATATCTCTTTCATAAGGATCGGAATCGGCAAACTGATCTAACTCATCATCCGTCATATTTCTTTCAATAAATCCTGGTAAAGGTTGTTTTGAGTTATTTAGTGTCTTTGTCAGGCCGTCATATCTTTTAGTAAATGCAACAGTAGCGTTGCAAATAGTGACAATCTTATCTATAGGTATTGTAACTATTTTCTCATCTGTAAAACCTACCCAACGAACAAGTGCTATATAATCAGATATACCTTGTTCAGTAATACGAGGCACATACTTGATTAACATAGGTTCTTGTAATCGTAGAAGTTTTGAATTCTCAGGTAGTTGATTTTTATGTAAAGGAAACTTACAACAGATTTCCTCTCCAGAAACCAATCTGATAATCTTAACTGACTTTGTATCAATTCTGTTTATCATATAGCTATTTATCTTTATTAAGCACTAACATACCACAATGAGAACCACCTTGTTCCTCAACCATATCGTAGTTTAATAATGCTGTTTCTTTAAATACTTTCATATTGTACCAACCTTTGTTCTTACCAGGGTCTTTATCTTCATTAGGCATATAATCATGGAATACAATTTTAAAAGAGTCCTTTGTTCGTTTAAGTATTTCTTCACAATCAACCTTTTCTATAGAGCCATCAATGAAAACAAAGTCAAAGTCATAATGCATATAATCTAACCAGTATTCTTTGCTTTCACAATTAAATCTGTTTATATCTATATTATACTCAAATATATCATCTTTGTCAATGGAGTACACCTCGCAATTTAATTTTAAAGCAGCCGATGATTTGCCTGTACCTGTGCCTATCTCTAGTGCCTTTTTACAGCCATTGCTTTCTTGTAATAAAAACTTAAAGTCTTCATCTGAAATCATTTTAAATCTACCGTATGTATTTCATAGTTAAAGCCTTCTCTATTATAGATACCGACTCGTTCCATGAAGTGTGTTAATGTAAAATTCTTTTTATCTTTGTATGTGAGGTCGTCTGAAATATCATAAACTGTAGCGCTGTCTTTTTTATCGCCGACACGAAGCCCACGACCAATACTTTGTAATACTCTTATAGGGCTTTTAGTAGGGCTACTAAAAACAATGTTGTGTAAATTACGAATATTGATACCAGTGCTGAACGTCCCGAAAGAAGCGACAATAATTGCGTTGTCAGACTTCTCGGTGATTGCTCTAATTTTTTCTCTATCATCTGTTTGAGTTCCCCCATAAACGAAAAACACTTTTCGTCCTGGGTCTGCTTTTTCTTGTATTAGTTTATGTAAAATCTCTCCGTGCTTTTCAACTAATTGAAATAACAAAAGCGTATTGCCTTTTAAAGCAAGAGCAAGATTTCGTATGTATTTATTACGAGCAGTATTTTGAGTTAAATATTCTAGTTCTTCAAAGTACTTTACACCATATACTTTCTTTGCCTCTGATTCAGGATACTTTAGATTTAAACACATGACCTTTAATTGTGCAAGTTGTTTTTTATCTATAAGTTGTTTTGTAGAAACTACTCTATTAACTGTGCCAAACAGACCTTGTAATACTAACTTGTGTGTTTTACTATCATCTAACGTACCTGTAAGGCCTACTCTATACTTACAATCTGTTAGTTTTGTCATAATTTTAGTCAATGATACTGCCTTAAATAAGTGTGCCTCATCACCTATAACTGCACCATAGTCTTCAAAAAACTTCTTTGGCATTTTATATAATGATTGCCATGTTGAGATAACGATTCGTTTATCTTCATCTATATCATAACCATGGTACTTTCTGCTGACGTTTGTTTCTACGTCATAACCATAGTCTTTAAAATCTTTGTATAATTGTTCTACTAGTGATGTTGTCGGTACTATTATAAGAATATTGTTGTTTATCATATTCAGATAGTGTCGGCATAACATATAAATGATAAGTGATTTACCAGAGGCAGTAGGTGATATGACCATACCTCTTTCGTGTTCTATGGCAAATTTGTATGCCTCAATTTGATAATCTCTTGGTTTGATAGATAGATCGTATTCTTCAATCATACCCTCTATATCGGCGGCTGTGACGTTGCTATGTGTTAAAATATCACTAGATTCAACTATATGTACGTTTTTCTTATTACACCAGTCTTTTAGATACGAATACAATCCTACGTACATTTGACCTGTAGCATATGAGTAAAGTCTTATCTTACCGTCCCAAACTCTATTACGAAACTGTGGTGTAAATTTATATCCAGGCACTTCAAACGAAAAGTAATCTGACAGCTCTCTACGAATAGAGGCGTCAGCGTCAATCCGAATATATACGTCATTGAGTTTATCAACGATAATGTTTTGCATTTTAGATAACGCCAGAAGTAAATTTACGCCAGTCTATAGCGTTCTTTATTTGAAAGCCACGATTAGAAATAATCTTAACTGTTCTATCTAGGTAATCAACTACACTTTGTACATAGGTAACTTTTTGCTCTAGTTTGATCATATCTTCATCTGCCTTTATGTACTTATCCACATCTGGTTTAAGTAACTTTATATTAAAAGGTTTAATTTGATAGACACTAGGGTCTGCCTTACCTGTATAGTATTCCCATTTCTCTCTCAATAATCTATCTCTATCTTGCTCTGATTTTTTTAATAGATTAGTATATTGATTATGAAACTTCATATACTTGTTATGTAATTGAGGTGTCTTTAATGATTCTAAATCTAATTCAGTATCATTAATTTTGAGGTCTTTTTCAGCCAATTGTTGTAATTCATCAAAGGTCATAATAACTCCATTATATTAATTTAAAATATTTATGTAAATATTAAGTAGTAGTTTCTGTAGTAACTTTGTTACCAACAGTTGCAAACTCGTAAATAGCATATTCAAAGGATACAGTTGCTGTTAGATAATCTACATCTGTAGCCTGTTGATTGTAGTCTAAACCTGATAGTGAAGTAGGATATATATTTCTAAATCTAACTTCTAAATTTGCATTATTCTTACTTGTCAATATTATTAAAGTAGCGTCTGAATACAAACCACCATCGTCTTGTGTTGCCTTTTTAATTTCACCTAATTCTTTACTAGTACCTACATTTTGAGTTGAAGGAAATCTGTCTGTGCCTGCACCTTGTAGTACTTGAAACTGCTCGTAGTTTTTAGGAAAACCAACACCAGTTAACCAACCATGTATCTCTCTATAGTTTTCTAAATTTTCATCTACTAAAAACTGAATAGTCAATGTATCATATTGTAATCTATCACCAGGTAATGGTATATCTTTTAAAGGTGTGATTTGTTCAGCAGTACCTAGATTAATACCAGGCAAATTTGCTGATGTGCAAAAATACTCTACTTTAGGTAGTTTTATTACTTGAAACTTAAACTGCGTTGGACTTGCATAGTCCAGTTTAGTTGGTTGTCTAGCGTATGTGTTTATAACTGTCATAGTACTATTTATAAGAGTTATTAGACCAAAAAAAAAGGGCGCCGAAGCGCCCTCTTTTATATTTTGTTTCTCAACAAATATTACATAATGTTCGTAACTTGAACACGTCTGTAGTATCTGTTAGCGTTGATTGCACCAACACCGTCAGCAGTAATGTTTCCTGACGCAGAAGCACCAGCAAATGGATTAGCTACCATACCGTATCTAGTTTTGAAACCGATTTTCGGTTGGAAGTTATCCTGACCTACTGCTCTAACCATTTGTAGAGGTACATACGGACAATA